GTTACGAACTGTCGGGCAATCGACGTTACGAACTGTCGAACTAACTGGCTAACAAACAATCCAACTATCGAGGGGCTTCGTAATGTCGAAATTTGCCGAGCTGCAGAAAAAGCTCGAAGAAACAACTAACAGGGCCCGTGTCGCAGTGGCGGAATCCGTACCGACCCCGGTCACCCCGGTCGTTGAGGACCGGCCCAAGTCGAAGGCGGCGCTGATGGTCGAAGCAAGCCGGGCGGGGAAGGTCCATGTCGGCGGATACTTCGACCCGCAGGTGAAGAAGAGCCTGCGCATGATCCAGCTGCAGACCGATCAGGATCTCCAAACGCTGATCTTGCGGGCGCTGAACGATCTATTCCGCGCCTACAATGTGCCGGTCGTTGATCAAGAGTGAAGTTACGAACTTACGAACTTGGGAAGTTACGAACATGCTTCAGCGTCTCGGGAACGTGATCTACTGGACCAACAGCGGGGCAGCCGTGCTGTTCTTTCTCTACGGGTTGCTCGTGGCCGTGAACGAAGTGCCCGACGGCAGGATCTTCGCCATTGTCTTTTTCTCTGTAATCGGGGGCCTTATCTGGCTCGCTGGCAAAGCCGCCCGGTACGTGCTCGCCGGATAGGTTGACCGATTATGTGGAACAGCGACCTTGACACTGAACTGGTTCAGCTCCGGAAGCGCGGTCTCTCGTTTAGCGAAATCTCTGCCGAGATGGGCATCACACGGGGCGCCGCACTCGGTCGTTTCAATCGTCTCAAGGGCAAAGTCTTTCCAAGTCAGGTAGCGAGAGAGCAGGAGATAGCCGATGCCAGAAGGCGTCGGAAAGCTGCCCGGCTCGAAAAGCAGCAGCGCTTAGTCAAGAAAATGAAGGCTGACATTGCTGCCGGCAAAGACCGAAACCGCGCCATCAAGGAAGCCTATGAAGCCGGCGCCACTGTAAGAGCGATTGCACAAGGCATCGGACTGTCGGTCGGGCGGGTTCAGCAGATCACCGCCGCGATGGGTGCGAAAAGGTAGTTGACGAATTCCAACAGGAGATTTCGTTAACGCCTCGGCGAGGGGGCTCTGTCCTGCACAGTCTTGCTTGCGCGAATCTGGCAAATCAGATGTAGCTGCGTGAGCATGAAGATCATCAGCCGAGAAGAGGCGATCGCGAAGGGGCTCAAACGCTTCTTCACGGGCGTGCCCTGCATCCATGGGCACGTCTGCGAGCGTTACGTCAAGGTCGGCACCGAATGTGTCGAGTGCAACAGGCTGTCCAAGCAAAGGCAGCGAGCCCGCGATCCCGAAAGGGTCCGTCAGCAATGGCGCGAATGGGCAGCCAGAGAGAGGGAAAGGATCAACCGCCGCTGCGCGGAAATGGAAACGGCCTGATCAGCGCCAACTGATCAGGCCGCGAAAGAGATTGAGAAGCAAACTCGCGCTCTCTCAATCTCACAGCAAGACTTTTTCGTCAACTGGAATCCCATCGATTCCGGCAACGCTGTCTCCATGCCTGCAGTGGCCCTGTTAACAATGGGGACACGCAATGAGCCGTTTCAGTTTCGACCCGGAGGGCAACCCGCTCCCGGGAGTGTATGAGGCTACGCCGATGGAGATGGCGGCCCAGTTCGCGGCCATTAGCCGGGCACAGGTACGGCGCCGGTCGTATGAGATGGATGCGCCCGACTGTCGGATCGACCGCAATCTAGCTGTCCGCATTATTGTAATGGCCCGGGCGATGGAGCGGGAAAGCTACAAGCATCGGGCGCGGTACCAACACCGCGGGGTGCTCGGGGATCTCTGCTTGGCACTGTTGGAGCTGTTGCTGAACTTCGGCCGGAAGTACGGGAGGATATTCCCGGACTACGACACGCTGGCGGCATTGTTGCGGAAGAGCCCAGAGACGGTCGTGGAGGCGATGAAGCGATTGATCGGCTGTGGCTTCGTCACCAAGCATCGGAGATCCAAGCTGATCGGGACGCCACAGGGGCAGCGGCGGGTGCAGGACTCCAACTGCTACGAGGTTCATATGCCGAATGCCGGGCTGGCGACGGTGCCGATCGTTGCGGCATCAGGTTCGGATAATTCGGGTGTATCTGTCTCCACCGCCCGCGTCGACAATGCGAACCTTGCCCAGCCGCCGAAAGAAGAGCGGTGGTGGCTGGCTGAGCCGTACCGAATGGCGGACGGAAGCGTTTATTGAGCGGGGCTAGTCGCCCCGCACTCTGTTTCCAAAGGAAGACGTCGCTGCGCGACGGGCTTGGCAATGGGGATGTGCGGTATCAGATTCCGACTCAACCACAGCGAGTTGGCGGAGATTTGGGCCGTGAGTCCCGCCGTGATAGGATGTGCGCACTGGGGGCGATGAAGTGCGGAGAAGCCATCATGCCCCGTGCAATCCCAAAACCTGAGACTGACGAGCCGCGGACGATTTTCGAATTTGAAAGGCGGCCGCTCGGGAGCGGCTGGTGCGGGATTATCTGAACCCGAAGACGAGTGCGAAGGATGTGGCGGAGATCCAGAAGGCGCTGGAGGAGCTGATCCGAAGGGGGGCTTGGCCGAATTGGGAAGTCGAGTTCAATGAGGCAGTGAGCCGATGCCCCAGGAGACGCAAGCTACGTCATTTGGTGGCCGAGTCTGGGCTATCCGGTGGTGCAGGATGCGCCCATTGTGGCGTGGCCGACTTGGCTGGAGGAGCTGGCAAGGGCCAGGCAGCATCGGCACACGACTGACTTCTCGATGGAGGAGATGGGCGTAAAGCCCGATGATGTTGGCATTACACCCATCCCTCCCATCGAGTATGAGATTAATTATGCGGAGAGGGCGCTGTTGAATGCCTGGTGCGAGTTGCACGAGTGTCCGGCCGGGTGCCGGAATCATTTGCTGAATGTGCTGGCGTTCAAGATGGGCAGGTTGATTGTAAAGGGCTGGATCGAGCGGGGCGGGTCGAGGAGTATTTGCTGCGGGCCTGCAAGGCCAATGGGCTGTTGGGTGAGGACGGCGAGAAGCAGTGCCGGGACACACTGCGATCTGGGATCGAGGCGGGAATGCGGGTGCCTTATCACGATATACGGTGGAGAGTGGGGGGCTGATGGAGGAAATGGGCGTAACGCTAAAGCCCGAGGAAGAGGAAGCTGCGAATGATCATCCCCGCGCCGCGCGACGAGGCGACTGCCGTTACCTTGATTTTTCATAAAAGCATCGATCGATGGACCCCGGACGATCAGAAGGCGATCATTCGCAGGCTGCGGGAGTTCTTCAAGCGAGCGGGTAAGCCGGCGCGCCGGCGGAAGGTGATGAAATGCAAAAAATAGTTGAGCCCGATGAGGCTGATGAGGTCGAGGATCTGGTCGAGCAGCTATTCGCCACGACCAATGACCCGACGCGGTTTGTCGAGCTCGCGTTTCCGGAGATCACGCTCGAAAACTGGCAACGCCAGGTGCTGGAAACGATAACCAGTCAGTTGCAGGAGAATGCGAAGCTGGATCGGTGGAAGGCGGTGCAGATCGCCGTGGCGTCAGGGAACGGGGTCGGGAAGACCGGGCTTCTGTCGTGGATCATCCTTTGGGCCCTGATCACGTTCGAGGAGACACTGGGCGTGGTGACTGCCGGGACCGAGCCACAGATCCGGACTCGGCTGTGGGGCGAGTTGTCGAAGTGGTTCGTTCAATTGCCGCAGGCGTTGCAAGAGAGCTTCCAGCTGACTGCGACTGCAATCTTTAATCGTCAGTCTGAGAGGACTTGGCGGATTGACGGGAGGCCGTGGAGCGAACGTAACACGGAGGCCTTTAGCGGTTTGCATAACTTCGGGAAGCGGGTGCTGGTGGTGTTCGATGAATGCTCGATGATCCCCGAAAGCATCTGGCGAGCAACGGATGGTTTCCTAAACGATGCGAACACGCAGACCCTATTTCTGGTTTTCGGAAATCCCCTGAGGCTCGATGGGCGCTTTCCTCAGTGCCTGCCTGGAGGCCGCTATAGCGGCCTCTGGAAGAGCTTTCAGGTCGATAGCAGAACCGTCAGTCTGACGGATAAGGAGAGCCTTAACGAGAAGATCGGCTATTACGGCGAGGACAGCAATTACGTCCGCTCGCACATCCGTGGCTTGTTGCCGACTGCGTCTATGACGCAGCTGATTCCACTGGATTGGGTCGAAGGTGCTGCGGTGCGCGAGACTTGGCAGCATCCGGCCGATGCTCTGATCCTGGGCTGTGACGTGGCGTCAGGCCATTCTGAGGATAGCTCGGTCATATACATTCGCCGCGGCCTTGACGGCCGTAGCCATCCGCCGCGCAAATTCCCGAACCTCGATCCGCTGCAGTTCGCCTATAAAATCGCCGGAGTCGCGAATGAATTGGGCGCGGATGCGATTTTCGTGGATGCCGGTGGGGTAGGTGAGGGCACTGTGGCCAATCTTCGTGAGCTTGGATTGGCACCACACGCAGTGTACTTCGGGGCGAAGGCCGACTACTCGCCGGATGTTCGTTGCGCTAACAAACGTAGTGCCATGTGGTGCCAGATGGGGCAGTGGCTCAAGGCCGGCGCGATTCCGAACGATCCCGAGTTAAAGGCTCAGCTCATTGGCCCGGAATACTCGGAGAACGCGCAGGGCATTGTGTTGGAGCGGAAGGAGGACATGCGCGCCAGAGGCTTGGGGAGCCCGGACATCGCCGATGCTCTCGCCCTGACCTTTGCCTCGCCGGTATGGACGCAGGCAATGAGCGGCCTTGCTGGGCCCGGTGATCATTTGGTCGTGTCTGAATGGGATCCATTCTCGGAAGCTGCCCTCTCTGGAAAACCAATACCCGAGCTGACCCGCAAATATCGGGCGCCTGGTTGGCCGGGGCTGCGGGAGGATCGGGAATGGGATCCGGACGACAGTGTGTGGCGGGAGCCGAATTGATCGAGAGGAGAGGACAATGATCGTGCCTCGAGATCCGCGACCACAATTTTCGCAGCTGGCGATCATCGCGCGTAACATGGATGCCGGGCGAAGTCCGATGGCCGGGGCGAGGCAGGTCGGACCCGACCGCTTCATCATGGAAGATAGTCGACGGCCTGCGCCGAGTTGGGATAGCGGGCCATCGATGTCGGTCGAGGTGCCTGAGAGCAAACCGCGGACCATGGCGCGCGCGCTCTGGCCGAATCTGGCCTAGGGTCGAGGCTTCTGGCGGTTGAGGGCCCATTGGAGACGCTCGAGGCGGGCGGATCTCCAAAGGCCTCCTAGAGCGCACGTGATTTCTCTCACAGATAAAAATCCGTCCTCGATGGATATACACGAGCGCGTCGCCTGTTCCTCGGTAGCTCAGCGGTAGAGCATTCGACTGTTAATCGAAGTGTCGCAGGTTCGACCCCTGCCCGAGGAGCCAGCAATCTCAATCAGTAGCTGAAATATCCAACTGGCATCGAAAGGTGTGTCGCGGCGGATCTTTGCGGTGTCCCGCGGGGCAGATTGATCGCCTCTTCGCCGGAGGCGTCGTGACATGATAGGATTTGGGGCGACATTGATGGTGGGGAGTGACGATGACCGAAGGCGCGATGCGTGAGCAGCCGTGGGAGATTGAAGTCGCTTTCTATACGAATGAACGTGGCGTCGATCCGGACAAAGCGCGCATCTTCACGATGCTTCGGTGGCTCTACTACGGTGATCTAAGGCCGCTCGAAGCCGCCATAGACGAAGGTCGCGAGATCGATCGGGCAGTGCTCAATTTTCTAGCCGATATGATCTCAAGCGACCCAAGTCGCCTCGGTGAGCCACCGCCCTATCGATTGGAAGCCGTGAAGCTCAGCCGAGGTAGACCAATAAAACCGGAGCTCTTTGTACGAGGACACATCGCTGCACGGGAGTACGAACACTCGCGCGCACTCCAAGCCGAAGGATCCGATGAAGGGTTTGAGCGTATCGCCAAAAAATACGGCATAAGTCCTCAAACCGTGCGCCAGGCCGTCACCGCGGCTCGCAAGGCTCAGAACAAGGACACTAAATAAATCCCCTATTTATAAATCCCCTATTTGTTTGGCGTGATGCGGAAGGATGCCCGGAGTATCCTATTCGCACATCGACACACATGGCAGGACTTACTGCTAACTACTGACAGTGTTGCCGATGTTCGCAAGGCAAGGCTAGGCACCGTTTCGTGTCGCAGCTCATCGCTCCGCGCCGTAGCTCAAGGTAAGGCAAGGCAAGGTATGGCAAGGCAAAGGGAGGTGGACCCGAAGGTCCACCTCTGTTGCCACCGAGCGCGGCTGGCCGAGCGGTTGGAAGGAGAAGTTGGAATGAGCCGGAAATTGAGGCGCAACCAGGTTGCTGAACGCTATGGCGGCGTGAATCCGCGCACGATCGATCGATGGGCGGCTGATCCGAAGATGGGCTTCCCACAACCGATCCGCATCGGCAGTACGCCTCTATGGGATGAGGCCGAGCTGGAAAAGTGGGAGCGAAGCCACGCTGCGCCCAAGCACGAAGAGCAAGCTACCTGACATCGTAACCGAGTGGAGAACCAAATGAGTAACGTAGTCAGTTTTCAAGACATCCTTCAAGTCCCCATGGAGCAAATCAAATCACCTGATCCTCTACCCCCGGCCGATTACCTCGGCCTGATCATAAACCCCCCTGAAGTCACCCAGAAGGGCAAGAACAATACCGACTGCGTGATCTTCTCGGTCAAGCTTGCGCAGTGCTTGTCGCCCGATCCGAACGTTCAAACGGCAGTCGGCAAGGCCCTCGATGGAAAGCCCCTGAGCGACGTGAAGCTGAATTATCTCATGTGGGCCACGCCTGATTCAGCCTATCGCATCAAGCAGTTTCTTCAAAACACGCTTCAGATCACTGGAGCAGCGAACCTTAGCGAGGCCCTCTCAATGGTCCCCGGCCGCCAGTTGGTCGTCAGTCTCGGCCATTACAACGCAAACAAAGACAAACCTGGCGAAGATCCCCAAATCGCAATGGAGATCAAGGCCACCAAGCCCGCTCCCAACTATTAAGGCTGACTAGGCACGAAGGCCTCGCTTCGGCGGGGCTTTCCTTCTGCACAGCCGATCTCGATGCGATGTTGGCGAGACTGCGATGAACCTGACCGAAGACGAGCGGCGGCGGTTGGTGCGCATCCTCGGAATGATGGGATCGTACCATGATGGGGAGGTTCTCAATGCCGCGCGCAGGGCTCAAAAGCTTCTGGGCTCGAGGACGTGGGAGGAAGTGCTGTGTAACGGTACTGTCCCCGGCGCGCGGTGGAGTGATGAGGATCTCGCTGCTTCGATCAATGCCGCCTACAAAGAAGGGTACGCTGCCGCGGAAGAGGATGCAAAAACTGAAGCCATCAAGGAGTTCGCTGACAGTGACTCGTGTCCTGCATTCGCCAAGATGTGCCTCACCAACTACAGGCATCTGCTGACTGACTGGGAGATCGATTTCTGCGAAGACTGGTCGATCAAGTCCAGGTACGAGGTGCCAACCGACAAACAAATCGCGGTCTTTCAACGGCTGGCGAGGAAGGTGAATTTGACGCTGCCACAAGGATGCTGAAGAGGAGTGAAATCCGAACTGGTTTGAAGTAGGTTAACAAACTTTGAGCCGGTCCCTGTGTTTGGATCAGGGCCGGCCCGGAATGAAGATGAGAAGCGGCTACTCGAGTGAAGCTGCAGATTGCTGCGTAGTCACTGCCTTACCGTGTGGCACCAGGGACGCTTAGTCAAGTCCGAAGAGTTGGTGCTTATGGTCCGTCCGGAGAGTGGACAACCTTAGAAGCCGGTAGTGGTCCCCGTTCCGCAGCTCCCCTGAAATCCTGAACAGGATGGAGCGCGCCTATGGCCGACGATGACGACGACAACACCAATCCAAACGTAATTGCAGCGTACGCCAGGTTTTCGAACAACCAATCGGGTAACGCGGGGCCCAAAGCAGGCCCGTCCACGAGCAGGCAGCGGAGATTTCGGGCGAGCAAGAACCACAGCGGAATAGCCGGGACCCTGGAAAACGCCATCACGGCGATTGATCAGCATCTCAAGATCGAATGCCGGTACGATATCTTCCATGATCGCATTCTGGTGAGCGGACAGGCGCTCGAGATTGGGACTGATGAGAACCTGGATCATGTGGCGTTGAAGGTTCAATGCCTGATTA